TAAAGACTGATTTAGATACTGAATATCTTATTGTTGAAACAGAAAAGTGGTGTAAAGATAGAGCTGTTTATCTAGCAATTATGGATTCTATTCAAATCATTGATGGTAAGGACGAGAATAGAAGCGAAGGCTCTATTCCTGATATTCTTTCAACAGCCCTTGGTGTTTCATTTGATCAACAAATTGGTCATGATTATATTGATGATGCTGATGGTCGTTTTGAATTCTATAATAACGTTGAAGAAAAGATACCGTTCGATCTTGATTACTTTAATAAGATTACTAAAGGTGGTATTCCAAATAAAACGTTAAATGTTTGTCTTGCTGGTACTGGTGTGGGTAAATCATTGTTTATGTGTCATAATGCAGCTTCTGTTTTACAACAAGGCAAAAACGTATTATACATTACAATGGAAATGGCTGAAGAAAAGATCGCTGAACGTATTGATGCTAATCTTATGGATTTACCAATCCAACAGCTTGAAACATTATCTAAAGATGTCTTTTCTAAAAAGATTCAAAAGATCGCAACTGGTACTATTGGTAAACTAATCATTAAACAGTATCCTACCGGTAGCGCTCACTCTGGTCACTTTAGAGCATTGTTAAATGAAATGAAGATGAAGAAAAAGTTTATTCCTGATATGATCTATATTGATTATCTCAATATTTGTTCATCATCTCGTATGAAGGCCATGGGTGGGAGTATAAATAGTTACACGTATATTAAAGCTATTGCTGAAGAACTACGTGGTTTGGCTATTGAGTTTGATGTTCCAGTTATGACAGCAACTCAAACAACAAGATCTGGTTTTGGAAATACTGATGTTGGACTTGAAGATACTTCTGAGTCATTTGGTTTACCTGCTACTGCTGATTTAATGTTTGCTTTGATTGCTACTGAAGAATTAGATGAGTTAAACCAAGTAATGGTAAAACAGTTAAAGAATCGTTATAATGATGTGAGTAAATATAAAAGGTTCGTGATAGGCATTGATCGAGCTAGAATGAAGTTATATGATGTTGAAGAATCGGCTCAATCTGACATTATGTCTGATATGGTCATCCCTGATAAACCAATTGCGACGTGGGGCAATAACGATGCTAAAGACACGTTTGCAGAATTTAAAGTATAAGGAAACGATATGTTAAGTAAATTTATGAAAACCCGTGGTGCTATTGGCACTGGTATTACAATTGGCCTTGTAGGTCTTGTTACTGGCTTTGTTCTTTTTGACCCAGTACAGTTGGTAGTAAGTGCTACACTTATTGCTTGTGAAGTTCAACTTTGGATCGAAAAAAAGGATTAATTAATGTTTAATGTTCGCGTAATTTCTCATAGTAAACCAGCTATTGGAGTCGAATTAAAAGACGATTTGTTACAAATGGTCGCATACTGTGCTCGTGTGTCAAACCCAAGTAACCAAAATAATGAAGCGAGCGCTGAAAAGTTAGTTAATTACTTAATTAAACATCAACATTGGTCTCCATTAGAGATGGTTAGTGTTTGTATGGAGGTAGATACTACTAGGGATATTGCTCGACAAATCCTTAGACATCGATCTTTCTCGTTTCAAGAGTTTAGTCAACGATACGCTGATCCAACTCAAGATCTAAGTTTTGTAACTCGTGAAGCACGACTACAAGACGATAAGAATCGTCAAAACTCTGTTGATATTCCTATGGAAGATTCTATTCATCATATATGGGAATCATATCAAGAGGTCATTATTGAACGTTGTAAGCATGCCTATGAATGGGCTATTAGTGCTGGTATCGCAAAAGAGCAGGCAAGAGCAATTCTTCCTGAAGGTTTAACAATGTCTCGTATGTATGTCAATGGTACATTAAGATCTTGGATTCACTATATTCAGCTTCGAGCATCAAATGGTACTCAGAAAGAACATCAAGAGATCGCTAAAGCATGTGCAGAAGCTATATACCAAATATTCCCTCTCGACGATGTCATATAACTAAATGATCTAAAAAAAGTGAATTAATTTCACTAAAACAGTTTACAAACTCCTTTCTTTATGATATAATATACCTATATTAAATGATAAAGAAAGGAACTACATTATGAAAGACTTAATTACTGAAACAAACAACCTTCTAGCTCTCATGCAAAACAACCTTCGAGACTTCTACGCTAAAAGCGAATACGCTGGAGACAATCCAGAAGATTATGCTGATGAAAGAATGGAAGGAATTAACTACATCTTCGAAGAAGGTCGTAATTTTATCAAGCTTGTTAAGACAGAAGAAAGTCAATATGATGGAGATCTTAGATCTTCAGTCGTTGGTTTCATTGTTAAAAAAGCTCCTAAAGCAATCGATAACAAAACAAACGAACCATTTAAAGTTGGCGATATGCTAATGGCAGCTGGATGGAGCAAGCCGGCTACTAACTTTGCTAGAGGTAACATATTTGATAGTTACCAGTCAGAGTCAATTCGTTGGACAGGAATTTAAGGAGAATATTATGAACCTAGAACAAATTATCAAAAGCCTAATAAAAGAAACTCTTACTGAAGAACAGGTAAGAGATATAGTTGGAGCACCAACTCTTGAAGAATCTATAACCTGCGTATGCGGTGATCGACTTGATGAATGCGAAGATTCTTATGACCATATGACCCATGGAGTATAAAATGAATAGATCAGATAGTTATCAATTTACAGCGGATGTTAATTCCGTAAACGATATGTTTTTAGTTGAACAGGTTAGAAAATCTGTAAAGTGCATTAACAAAATGGCTAAACAAACTGAAATGTCTCAGCAATACCGATATGATTCAGGTTGGTCTGATGTAGAACCACAGAAGCTACCGAGATATAGAGTTAGTATAATGCCACGTGGAGCTCGTACAGTACATGCAATCGCTGATGGTCGTTCACCAAGAGCTTATGATTCAACACTTCCAATTCGTCATGCTGAAAGGCTAGATGTTTATATCCATACATTATCTAGAGAGTATTGCTAATGCTAAGAGCCTTTAAAGAAGTTACTAATTGGGATGATTGTGGTCATAAGGTTTTAAATCACACGTATATTCTAAATGAACAAGGTCATTGTGTTGGCTTTAGATCAACAACATCTAAGCAGTATAAAGAGTTTAGTAAACCTATGAAAGGCTTTTCAAAGTCACGTAGAAAGTTTATTGAACTTAAACCAGTTGAAAAATATATGGGGTCTGAATATGTACAATCCTAAAGTTGCATGTCTATGCATTTCTGCTTTTGCATTCTTAGCCGGAAGTTTGGCTGGATCAACTGCAGTACAAAACTCTTGGCGTCTTGATGCAGCACAAACATCGTGCGCTCAATTTAATCCTCAGTACGGTCAATTCGAATGGTTAGAGGTTACAGAATGAAAGCTTTAGAATATTGGATTGTGCTATTCTCCAAAGGCGATGACGATCCAATGCATAAATACCTATTTGCCGTCGAAGAAGATGCTATTCAATTTAGAAATTCTATGAAATCTAAAGGCTATATAGCAGCAATAGAACGAACCGAGGAATTTGTTTAATGGAACTAGCAATATTAATGCTTGGTATGATAGGTGTAGGATACACTTCATATATTATTGGACTCAAAGAAGGTGGAGCTAAAATGATTGATTCGCTTGAGTACCTTGAAATAATAATCGTAGATAAAGACGACAACGTTTGGCCGAACAAGCTATACGACCCAAAGTAAGAATAAAAATATTATAAATAGTATTGTACATTTTCTAATATATGTGTTATAATAAATGTATATTTAATAACAAAGGTTAATACTATTATGAAAAGCTTTTTATCTACTTTAGAACCAATTCGTGAAGGCGTTAAACTCTCGCCAGCTCAAATGAAAAAACCCAATGCTAATACTGGTGAAGCTCGTATTGACATTTTGGCTCGACTTGTCAGAGACGAAGTACCACTTGAACTAGCAAAAGGCGGTGTTTTTAAAGTTACTGAAATTGAAGATGCTTTAGCTCAAATTGAAATATTTAAAAAGCTAGGAAAGCCATTTAATCTTCATGGCAATGGTAAAACTATTAGTTCATCAGATCTTGGTAAGAGTAAAGTATTCGGTGGCGGCGGTGGTGCTGGCGGTGGAACTCTTAATACCAAGATTACTGAAAGTCATCAATGCGTTATATGTCAGGCAATGCTTGATAATGGTATGCAAGAAGAAGACTTCTTTATGCAAGAAGATATTCTTAAAGCTGCATATAAAAGAGTCTATGTTGATGCCTCATATGAGGATATATTAAGTGTGGAAGATGGTTGGTTCCACTCATCATATGAGTCTGCTAAGATCTTAGTTAAAGAAGGTTATATTAATAAGTCTCAAACATTCCATAGAAACAGTAAGTTAATGAATACTGTTTACGCATTTAAAAACGTAGCATATAAAAATTCAGATCAAAAACCAGTTAAAGATGATAAGTGGAATCCAGGTGACTTCTGGGCAGTAGAAAAATCATTTGATCTTAAATCTCTTGATACAAGTTCAATTACTGCTTATAATAAATCATTACTACAAGCATTCGTTGATCGTCAATTGGTTGGTATATCCCTTAAGCTAGTCAAAAAGAAAGCAAAAGCTAAAGAATATAACATTAAACTACCACCTGATACTGATGATCACAAACTACTTAAGATACTACTTCAAGGCGAAAAGCGTGGAACATTTTGGTCAAACAAAGGTGCTACAATTATCTTTGATGAAGGTAAGTTTGAATTAAGAGCTGGTTCAGCCGGTGGAGCGATCAAAGGAGAAATTGCTCTTAAAACTGCTAGAGGCGGCGGTGCTGGTTATGGTATTATGTCAGATGCTATGAAACTCGTATTTAGAAAGAAAATACCAGACAATGGTAAAATCAATCAGCTAGCAAAGAAAATAGTCAAGGGTGATAAAAGATCAGTTACTATATTCTTTGAACTATATAGTAATTTCTATAATAACGATACGTTTGAAAACTTTGCAAAAGAACTATCTCAAAAGGATGTCTATTGGGTTGGTTCTAAATTAGCATGTCTATATGTTGTATACAACGTTGACAAAAACACTGGAACAAAGGCCAATCGATGGCTAACTAAAATTATTAATTATGCTGGATCTAAATCTGAAGATTCAAGCGCTTACGTAAAGGTATATGAATAATGAAAGGCTTTAAAACACAATTGGCTGAAGCATCCGGAAAGAATACTCATATGATTCATATTGAAGATTTAATTCTTGATGGTGGTGTTAAGGGAGCACGCCAAGCTATTCTCGCGCTAAGGTCGCTAAGAGATATGCTTTCCGGTAATGCAAAATCTGCAGTAGACGTTACCGTAAAATGGGACGGTGCTCCCGCTGTATTTGCTGGAGAAGATCCATCTGATGGACAATTCTTTGTAGCAAAGAAAGGTATCTTTAATGCTAATCCAAAGATCTATAAGTCTCATGCTGATATCGATGCTGATACTTCTGGAGATTTAGCTAAAAAGTTGAAAATGGCCTTTGATTACATTAAGCCACTTGGTGTAAAAGGCGTGATTCAAGGTGACTTTATGTTTGATAATGCTGATCTTAAAACAGAAAGCATAAATGGAGTTAAGCATATAGTTTTTCATCCTAATACAATTGCTTATGCTGTTCCAACTGGATCTAATTTGGCTAAAGAGATTGGCCGAGCTAAGATTGGTATAGTATGGCATACAATATATAGTGGAGCAACATTTGAAACAATGAGAGCTGAATTTGGTAGAGAAATTGTACCAAAATTAAAAGCTTCAAAAGATGTTTGGATGGTCGATGCTACTTTATCTGATCTATCAGGAACTGCTACGTTAACTAAAAAGGATACTGAATTACTTAATAGTAAACTTTCAGCCGCTGGTAAGTTATTTAAAAAAATATCTGGATCTACTCTTAAAGAGTTAGAATCAAACAAAGAACTAAACCTTGTTATTAATGTGTATAACAATAGGAAAGTCAGAGAAGGTCAAAGAATCACAGACACTAAGAAGCATGCTACTGGTCTTATTATGTTTGTTCAAGATCGTTATCAAAAAGAGATTGACAAGCGAAGTAGTCAAAAGGGTAAAGATACTCAGATTGCTAAAAGAGATCAATTACTTGCATTTTTTGACAAGTCTAATATAAAAAACTTACAGAATGTGTTTGATTTACAAAATTTAGTAGTAGATAGCAAATTAATTATTATAAATAAACTAAATGGTTTAAACAAAATTGGTACTTTTGTTAAGACTAAATCCGGATTTAAAGTAACCAACCCTGAAGGTTTTGTTGCTATAGATCGTATGGAAGGTGGAGCAGTTAAACTTGTTGATAGACTAGAATTTTCTACTAACAACTTTAGCAAAGACATTATTAAAGGTTGGGATAATCCTAACTAAATGGAACCGAGGATAAACATGAAAACGTTTAAAGAACACGAAGCAGATCTATCTGAAGACTCTGTTGATACTTCTGAAGCAATGACACTTCAACATAGAATGAAGATGAAAGCTAGTTTCAGAAAAAACAAAGCTAAAATTGCTCTAGGTAAAAAGAAAGCAGCAAGAAAATTAGCATCTCCCGAAAAACTCAAAGGTCGTGCCACGAAAAAAGCTCGTGATATCATGATACAAAAAATACTTAAGAATAAAAAGAAAGGTGATCTATCATTTGCTGGCAGAGCTGGTATTGAAAAGAGATTAGCATCTAAAAAAGGAGCAATTGCAAAGATTGCTAAAAAGTTACTACCAGCAATTAAGAAAGCTGATAGAGCTAAATTGAAGAGCAAAGGTAAAGACAAATAATATGGAAATTAAAAGTTTTAGCGACTATTTAACTGAAGCTAAAGGCGAAGTCTATTTCGTCTTTGGTAGATTTAATCCACCAACTTCAGGCCATGAGAAACTTTTTGACAAGCTAAAGAAAACGGCTGGTAGTAATCCATATCGTATATATGGTTCAAAATCACAAGATGCTAAGAAAAATCCTTTATCGTTTAAAGAAAAGATAAAATTCTTACGTAAAATGTTTCCAAAACATGCGCGTAGCGTAATGGCTGATAGCGATGTTAGACACGTTATGGACATTGCTACTAAATTATATGACCAAGGTTATACCTCAGTAACTATGGTTGCAGGATCAGATAGAGTTAAAGAGTTTGATACTCTTCTCAATAAATATAACGGTGTCGATTCTAGACATGGTTTCTATAACTTCGAAAATGGTATTAAAGTCGTTTCAGCTGGAGAAAGAGATCCAGATGCTGAAGGCGTTGAAGGTATGTCTGCGTCTAAACTAAGAGCATATGCTTCAGATAACGATTTAGAAAATTTTACAAAAGGAATGCCTAAAGGCTATAAAGATTCAAAGTCATTATTTAATACTATTAGAAAGGGCATGGGTCTAAAAGAATCTCACATGCATCGAAAGCACGTTGAACTAGAAACGGTATCAGAAAAAAGAGAACAGTTTATAACAGGTGATCTTTTTAAAGAAGGCGACGAAGTTGTGCTAAAAGAATCAAATCAAATTGGTGTTATTCAAAGATGTGGTACTAACTTCCTAGTAGTTGAATTTGGCGACTGGAAGAAGAGAGTCTGGTTAGATGCTGTTGAACTATTAGATGAAAAGAAATATACTGATATGGATTCTAAAGAAAAAGCAGCTCACGATAAAGAAAGACCTAATGCTCCTGAAAGCCAACACACTAAGAATTTTAAAAAGAAGTTTGGCGAAATGAAAAGTTTTTCACAATCATTGGAAGAAGATGATGCTAAATCAGCACTTAAAAAGAAAGCTGAAAAATCAGGCATGCCTTATGGTATCCTAAAGAAAGTATTTGATCGTGGTTATGCTGCTTGGAAAACAAGTCATAGACCAGGAACAAATCCAACTCAGTGGGGATTAGCTCGAGTTAACTCATTCACAACTAAATCATCTGGAACATGGGGTAAAGCTGATAAAGATCTTGCCGCAAAGGTAAGGGGAAGTTGATGAAAACATTCAAAGAAATACAAGAAGCAAAATCAGCAGCATCAAGATTAACTAAACGCTTAAAAGGTAAAGGTGTTGATCTAGATAAGAGAGCTAAAGATCGTAAAGCTGAGCTAGATAGACTTAAAGCTAAGTATGCTAAAGAAGACTCCATTGATGAGTCTCCTCTTGTAATGGATGATATGGATATACTTGATACTTTATTTAAAAAGATTAAAGATGATATGTTTAAAGCTAGACGCCAAAAGAAATCTGAAAAAAACTGGCCTAAGTTACAAACACTAGCTCAAATGGCTGGCTATGGTATTACAAAGAAAGGCCAAGCTAAAGATAAATCATTTAGATACGATATTAAAAAATAATGGATAATTTTAAAGAACATTTAGAACTTATGGAAGGCGTAAACGATCCTTCTATTTTTAAAGCTGTATTCTTAGCAGGTGGCCCAGGTTCTGGTAAATCATTTGTTGTAGGTAAAACAGCTTTACAAGCATTAGGTTTTAGATTAATTAATTCTGATGATGCTTTTGAAAAGGGATTAAAGAAAGCAGGACTTACTGCTTCTCCAGAAGATATTGCATCAGCTCAAGGTCAAGCTGTAAGAGCTAAAGCAAAAGCTATTACTGGTAAGAAAATGAACTTTGCTCTTCAAGGTAGAATGGGTATTGTTATTGATGGTACTGGTAAGGACTATGCTAAGATTAAAAAGCAAGTTGATATGTTAAGAGAAATTGGCTATGCTGTTCATATGATATTTGTTAATACAGATTTAGAAACTGCATTAGAAAGAAACAAGTTAAGACCTCGATCTTTAGAAGACAGTTTAGTTACTAAAATGTGGAAAGATGTTCAAAAGAATATTGGTAAATTTCAAGGATTATTTAGAAATAGATTATTAATAGTTGATAACTCTAAAGGCTCTGACATTGATAGTCAGACGATTGGGGCGTTTAAAAGAATAAAAACTTGGGCTGATAAAGCTCCTGAAAACGCCATAGCTCAACGTTGGATAAAAGGACAAAAGAAATGAATAGAGATGAAATAAAAGCAAGAGATAAAATAGTATCATCGTTTACAGCAAAGTGGAAGTATAGAACCGATAAAGAACAATTCGGCGCTGCTGATTCTTGGAAGATTATCTATTCAGAAGACGCTGAAGGTAAGTTTGTAGGAGATTGCGAAGACTATGCGTTATCTATCCTTTGGAGATTGGCTGGAGAAAGTCATCTTAAAATGTGGTGGTTATTAATTACTCATCAAGCTGGTATATGTTTAGTAGGACCAAGTAAAACAAAAGTATCACATGCCATATTGAGATATAAAGGCGAGTTTGTAGATAACTGGACTAGAAAGTTTGGTGGTAAAAAAGAAATAGAAAAAAACCACACGTTCCATTGGTTGTGGGGATACGGATTTGCATACCAAGCAGCTCTTAAAATGATAATTAGTAAAATTGTAAGAACTATAAAGGGTAACTAATGTACGGGTTTAAAGAATATATTACTGAAGCTAAGATCAAATGGAAGAAGGTTCCAGATGGATACGGCGCTGGCAATAAAAAAGTATTCAAGCATGTAACTTCAGATGGTAAGTTTGAGATTCGTTTGTCCGGTATGGATTCTATGAAGTTTAATAAAGACGGGAGTCAGAAAGTACTGCCTACAATATTTGATAAAAGCGGTCATACACCAAGACATCCGATTACAGGATATAAAAATGTTGGTATAGCTAAGAAAGAAGTTCAGCGATGGATAGATGACCATGGGATTTAAAGACATGCATAATTTTTTAGAACATATTGAAGAAAGGTTTGGTTTGTACGAAGGCGTTCAAGTTCCTTTAGAACAGCCTATGATCGAAATCGACGAAGCTGGAGATCCTGAGTTAAATAAACCCAAGCGATCTAGTGGTAAAAAGAAATACGTTGTTTACGTTAAAAATCCTAAGACTGGAAACGTAAAGAAAATAGAATTTGGCGACGAAAAGGGTGGTCTTACATCAAAGATTGGAGATAGAGATGCTGCAAGAAACTTTGCATCTCGTCACAACTGTGATACTAAGACTGACAAAATGAAAGCAGGCTATTGGGCGTGTCGCCTCCCGAAGTATGCTAAAGACTTGGGGCTTAAAGGTGGTGGATCTTACTTTTGGTAAACCGTATTGGGAAGATGGAGAGGTAAGAATCTTTGACCCAATGTGCGAAGACGCTGAATTCGTTTGGCACAGAGACTTTGAAGACAGAGAGATAGAAATATTAGAAGGCGAAGGTTGGCAGTTTCAATTACAGAAATGTTTACCCTGGCTTTTAAAAAAAGGTATGGTGTTTGACGTTAAAAATCATGAATACCATAGACTAATCAAGGGTGTTACACCGTTAAAATGTAGGGTTGTAAAATATGGAAACAGCTAACGAACAACGTGCGGCTCAATCAGCACGATTAGATAGAATCGAAGAGAAGATCGATAAACTTTGCGACGCTATTATATCCCTTGCACGTGCTGAGGAAAAGATTGCTACAATGGCTGAATTTGGCAAGCAACAAGGAGAACAACTATTAACTCTTATAAATAGAGTTGATAAGTTAGATCAAGTCGTGCGGGAAAACCAAGCGACTGTAAATATAATTAATAAACTATTCTGGATAGTAATGGCATCAGCCGCAACAGCTATCACAGGAATGCTTTTCATAAAATAGGAGAAAGATATGAAAAAATATGAAGACGATATTATCGCAAGCGTTGCTGATTCTGTTCGCGATGTAATTGAAGGTAAAGTAAAAGAAGAAGCAAAATATCCACACGATATGTTTGATCCAAAGACTGGTGAAAAAGAAGTGGCTAAAGACGAAGCTGAACATAAAGCTCTTGCTAAGAAGGGTTATACCCATGACAAGCCAGAAGTTGATGAAGTGGCTGAGCCTAAAGCTAAAGGCGAAAAAGAGTTTAAAGGCAAGCATAAAGTTAAGAAGTCTGGCGAAAAAGAAGATGGTTCTGTAGTTAAAGAAGAATCAATTGATGAAGTTGCTGCTAAGGTAGATCCTAAAGCTATGGCTGCTTCTATTCCTCAGATGAAGTTATCTAAGTTTCTTAAGAAAGCAACTAAGAAGTCAAAGGTTTATTTCGACGGAGCTGATTTAGTTGATGTTGATAAAACTGTTGTTAGTGGAGCTTTGGATCCTAAGAAAAAGATTTCTGTCCAAAAACTCATTGATGCTCTTACAGAAGATCTTGACGAAGCTGTTGATAAGAAACTTGTTAAGAAAGCTGTAGATATTGCTCTTAAGATGAGTGGTAATATGACTAATGCTGTTAAAAAAATCGAAAAAATGAAGAAAGGTTTGTCTAAAGAGAAAGAAGTAGCAGCTGCATTACAACTAGCTAATGAAGAAGTAAGCGAAGCTGTATTAGACGATGCTCATGCTATGAATACTCTTTTAGAAGATAAAGCTAAGTACAAAGCATTCTTTAACAAAGCTCTTAAGAAGTTTGGTGTTAAATCACCGGGTGAACTAGAAGGCGATAAGAAGAAAGAATTCTTTGATTACGTCGATGCTGGTTACGAGGCAGACAACGAAGAGGACTAGTTATATATAATATATGATGAAATTATTTGACAAACTAACTAGTAGAAACTTTGAGCTCTTTGCGTCACAACATTACAATAATCCTGAGTGTTGTGACGTTGAAGAGTTTAAAGAAGATTTAACAAGATTTAAGTATCTAAAACGATTACTTAGACGATATGAACAATATGATGACTTGCAAGAAAGGCTCATATTGAACCACATTATTGTCTTATATAACGTTTTTGGTATTGAAGCAGCTAACAGAATGATGTGGTTTAAAGTAGAACCAGAACATCATTCAATGCTAAAGACTTTTTTAATCTTCCTGAATTATCTTCCGGAAGATGCTAAGGTAGAAATACCATTAGACCAAGTCATAATAGATAAACTGAGGAAACTTTAATGAGCGTAGTCTCAAGAACAGCTGATTTATTCTATGCCTTTAGGTTTCTAAAGTTATTAGTCTCGTCTTGGGATAAGACCGATGCATATGAACTAGGCATTATCGATGATAGTGGTAAGATTCTTAAGAAAGCTAAAGATCGAAAAACTCCACAGGAAAAATCAGCATACACGGTTTTTCATAGACTAGTATTTAATGTAAAACGTCTACTTAATAAGTTACCGTTTGGTCAAACTAAACTGGCATCGTATGCATCAGCTTTATTTTTGATTAAAGAAAATACAGGTCTTACTGATGACGAGATCAAAGAAATCTTAGATAAAGTATTTGAGGATATTGAAGACTTTACCGGAGGCGATATATCAGAAAGCGCTTCATGGTTTGATAAGAATAATAGGTTATCACCCGGAACATATACATTAATTCAAGATATTGCGTCTCCAAACACCGGTGAAGTGATTGCTAGTATAAATACTAAGGTAAAGGCTATTGATTTTACAGAAGCCTATGGTAATATATTCGGTTTAAACGTATACCAAGTAGAACACGTTTTAACTAAACAAAAAATACTAGTAACTAGTGTGGATTTAAAACGATGAAAACATTTAAAGATATGTGGGAAGACGCAGCAGCAAATTCAGTAGCATCGGGTGGTGTAACTATGCCAGCGGATGCTGTTAAGAAAAAGAAAAAGAAAGATCTATACGATGGTAGAACCAAAGCAGGTCGTAAATTCGTAGAAAGAATAGTAGCTAGGCGCAAGGCAGCCGAAGCAAAAAAGGAAGCAAAAAATGAAAACATTTAAAGAAATAAGAGAAGCTATGTCAACTTGGACAGTGACTGTTCAGAAACCAGTTAATAAGCTTAAGAAAGGCGATAAGCAAGTTGTTAAAGCTCGTTCTGGTTTTGAAGCAATTAATAAAGCTATGAAGTTATGGAAAGATCCTGCTCTTAAAGCTGCATCAGCAGATTCATTTAAGATTACTAAGGTGTAGCAGACTTCTAATATAGGTTAAAATTATATGAGTAAAATATTGATTGGAATTATTGTTGCTATGGGTTTTACTGGTATGATGTATTACCAATTTTCTGTTGTACCAATGAAGAACAAGCTGGAAGAACAAACAAAGGTTATTCTAGCTCAAGATCTTAGAGATCAAGAACAAAAGGCCGCGATCGAGGCAATTCAAAGTAACTTGGAAAAGACTTCTAATTCTCTTAGAGGTCTTCAAGTACAAAATCAGCAATACGAAACTCAAATGTCTGAATATATGGATATATTCCGTAGGCATAACATTGCTAAGCTCGCAAGCGCTAGACCTGGATTGATGGAAACACGAATTAATAATGCAACAAAGGAGGTGTTTGATGGTATCGAAGCAGATAGCAATCGTATTAGCTCTCTTAATGATTAGTGGATGTAGTCTATTACAACAACCACCTCGTGAAGTCGAAATAATAACTAAACCAATTAAGATTGATATTGTACAACCAGTATTACCAAGATCTTTAAACTTAAAAGAACCTAAGTGGTACGTAGTTTCAGACACTAAAATCATTGAAAATTGTTTAAAGAACGAAGAAGGCAAGTCTGATTGTAAGCTTGGTAGAGAAGATCTATACCCTGAAGGATATACATACTTTGATAAGTTTATTGATGATATTAAAAAAATGCACGGAGGCGATACAGTATTTGTTGCTATGAGCGTTGCCGATTATGAGTTAATGGCTTATAATACACAAGAGATTAAAAGATATATTAATCAACTCGGTGAAGTAATAGTTTATTATAGAAACGTAACAATAGGCGACGAAGATGCTGGAGCAGTGGAAATTAAAGTGGAGAAAAAAGATGAGTAGAATGAAAGACGATATGACAGTATGGGAAAGGGCAGAAGTAGCAGCAAAGCTATCAGCAATCGCATATATGAACCCTAAGCCAGCCGATACAGCTTGTAAAAAATTAGGATTTGGTTCAGGTAAAATTATTAGCAGAGACGGTGCAGAAGTACTAGTAGCAAAAGATAGAAATGATCTATGGTTTGCATTTAGAGGAACAGAACCAAACAGACTCAACGATGTTATGGCTGATCTTAAAGTTATTAAAAATTCAGCAGTAGCTGGAGGTAAAGTCCATGGAGGTTTCCAAGAAGAAGTCGACGATGTATGGATGGATATTGTAAAAGAACTAGAACATAATGACCAACTAAAGGTAAGAAAAGATGTATATTTTACTGGGCATAGTCTGGGTGCTGCTATGGCTACTATTAGTGCCACACGTTATGAACCTCAAGAACTCTTCACATTCGGATCGCCAAGAGTCGGAGGTAAACGATTCATCAAAAATGTAAAATGTGATCATTATAGATTTATGAATAATAACGATATCGTATGTAGAATCCCACCAGCATGGCTAGGATTTAGACATCACGGTACTATGATTTACTTTGATAGATTTGGCGATAAGGCTTTAAAGCCAACTTGGTCTGATTTCTTTTACGGTGTTATTCAGTCATGGAAAAGATGGACATTCTTTGATGGTGTTGTAGACCATGGAATGCCTAACTATGTTAAAGCTATTAAAAAGCTAGCTAAAACGGAGAAGTGACATGAATTGGCTAATAGTACTTTCGCTTAAATCAATATTATCTTCAATCATTGGTAGTTCATTCTACAAATGGTTTGAAGGTACTACTGTAGGTATCTGGTTTCAAAAGAAAGTAGATACGTTTATGCAATATCTTGCCATAAAGTACGATTTAGAGTTAGCTAAAAAGGACGCAAAGTTTAGAAAGCAATATCCTCTTATTGCTGATAGACTTGATATACTAGAAAGCATGGCGCATCATAAATGTGGTTTAGATGGTTTTGACGACTATCAACCAATGATAGATAGACTAGACTCTATTGAAGAAGACATGCTTACTTTGTACGAAGTACACGCCCGACAAATTGCAAAACATTTAAGCAAACCAAAATAAAGTAAAATAAACGTTTACAAAGCTTAGGTTTTATGTTATAATATATACTATTACTAATTAATAAACTATGAATGATGGACAACCACTTATGACGATGCACGTAACTAAGCGCAACGGCACATCGCAAGACTTTGATTTAGAAAAAGTACACAAAGTTTTAGAATGGGCTACTGCTGAAATCTCCGGAGTTTCAGTCTCCGAAATAGAAATTAAAGCAAATATACAATTATACGATAAGATTCCAGCGTATGATATTCACGAACTTCTTATTAAATCAGCAGCAGAATTAATCTCAGAGCATACACCAAACTATCAATATGTTGCAGCTCGGTTAATATCTTATAAGCTTCGTAAAGAAGTCTATGGCCAATATACACCTAAATCATTAGTCGATATCGTAATTGATAACGTAGATCGTGGAGTTTACGATGGCGCAATTATGCAGGAATATACCCGCGAAGAACTATTAGAACTAGATGCTTCAATTAAACACGATAGGGATGATACATTCACCTTTGCTGGTATGGAACAGTTTAGAGGCAAGTATTTAGTTCAAGATCGAAAGACTAAAGTTCATTATGAGACACCTCAAATATTGTATATGATGATTTCAGCTACTCTGTTTGGAAAATACCCTAAAGAAACTCGACTAAAATACGTTAAGGATTATTACGATGCTATCTCTCAGTTCTATATTTCGTTACCTACGCCGATTATGGCAGGTGTACGCACTCCAACCCGTCAGTTTTCAAGCTGTGTGCTTATCGAATCTGGTGACAGTCTCGATTCTATTAATGCTACTGCCACCTCAATAGTAAAATATATTAGTAAGAAAGCTGGTATTGGTATTGGAGCTGGCTCTATTCGAGCTGAAGGCTCTAGAGTTGGCGATGGCTCAGTAGTTCATACTGGTTTAATTCCATTTTTAAAGTATTTTCAAGCTGCTGTAAAGTCTTGTTCTCAAGGCGGTGTTCGTGGTGGAGCTGCTACTGTATATCTACCAATGTGGCATTACGAATTTGAAGATCTAGTTGTACTTAAAAACAATAAAGGCATTGAAGAAAATCGCGTACGTCATATGGACTATGCATTTCAAGTTAATAAACTGATGTATGAACGTCTGTTAACTAATGGTGATATTACATTCTTTTGTCCAAGTGATGTACCTGGTTTGTATGAGTCTTTCTTTGATGATCAAGATAAGTTTAAAACTCTATACGAAAAGTATGAAAAGACTCGTTCTATTCGCAAGAAGACATTGCCAGCAACTGAAGTATTCTCTACTCTTATTCAACAACGTAAAGATACCGGTAGAATCTATATCATGAATGTAGATCATGCAAATGAACATGGCGCGTTTAAACCTAAAGTTGCTCCAGTTCGTATGAGTAACCTATGTTGTGAAATTGATCTACCAACAAGCCCACTATCAGATAGTCCTGAAGAAGGAGAAATCTCGTTATGTACATTATCAGCAATCAATTGGGGTCTAATCAATGAGCCCTCAGAATTTGAAAAGTATTGTGATCTTTCTGTCCGTGCTTTGGATGAGCTGCTTGATTATCAGTCTTACCCTGTACGCGCAGCAGAACGGGGCACTATGAATCGTAGACCACTTGGTATAGGTATTATCAACTTAGCATACTTCCTAGCTAAACGTGGTCTTAAATATGATGAAGGTGCATTTGAAATAGTAGATGAATATGCTGAAGCATGGTCATATTACTTAATTAAAGCCTCTCAGCAATTAGCAAGTGAAAAAGGTGAAATTCCTTTGAAAAATCACACAAAATATGCCGATGGAGTATTGCCAATTGATACATATAAAAGAGAGCTAAATAATTTAATAGAGCATACAGAAAGACTACCGTGGAACGAGCTTCGAGAGAAACTCAAAGAAACAGGTACTCGTAATTCTACACTCATGGCACTTATGCCAGCAGAAACAAGCGCTCAAATCTCTAATAGTACGAATGGTATTGAACCACCTCGTGCATTAGTTAGTTACAAGCAGTCAAAGGATGGAGTAATGGCTCAGGTAGTTCCTGGTTACCACCATCTTAAAAATAAGTATGACCTATTATGGGATCAAAAGTCTCCTGATGGTTATCTTAAAATCTGTGCGATTCTTCAAAAGTACATAGATCAAGGCATTAGTGTAAATACATCTTATAATCCAGAACACTTCGAAGACAATAAGATCCCTATGTCTATAATGATGACTGACTTAGTAACAGCTTACAAATATGGTTTAAAGCAACTTTACTACTTTAACACCTTTGATGGTGCTGGAGAAATAGTTGATGAACAAACAAACCATACATACGATGGTGAAAGTCCACAATACGAAGAAGACGACTGCGAAAGCTGTAAAATATAAGGAAAAAATTAATGGCAGTATTGAAGAAGAATAAAAAATCGCACTTAGAAAAAATGATGTTTCTCGATGAGGCGGTTGATATTCAAAGATATGATGAAGTGAAATATCCACAAATGGATAAAATAACAGATAAACAACTAGGATTCTTTTGGAGACCTGAAGAGGTAGATGTATCAAAAGATAAAAAAGACTTTATGTCGCTTACTGAAAACGAGCAGCATATTTTTACAAGTAATCTTAAGCGACAAATTTTACTTGATAGCGTTCAAGGTCGTGCTCCAAACTTAGCATTCCTTCCTATTGTGTCTTTACCTGAAGTAGAGAACTGGATTGAAACTTGGTCATTCTCTGAAACAATTCATAGTAGATCATACACGCATATTATTCGTAATATCTATCCTGATCCATCTTTTGTATTTGATGATCTATTAAATCAAAAGAATATTATGGATTGCGGTAAGTCTATTGCTAAATACTATGATGATCTTATTGATTGTAATCGTGGTCCAACAAACAAAATGGATCATAAGCGCGCTATTTGGATGGCTATGATGAGCGCTAACGCTTTAGAAGGTGTTAGATTCTATGTCTCTTTTGCATGTTCTTGGGCATTCGCTGAACTTAAAAAGATGGAAGGTAACGCAAAGATTATTAAGTTGATTGCTCGAGATGAGAACGTTCACTTAGCTTCAACTACAACTATGCTAAAGCTTCTTAAGAAAGAAGATAAAGATTTTGAAAAGATCGCAAAAGAAATGGAACCACAGTCAATTGCATTATATGAAGAAGTAATTAACCAAGAAAAAGAATGGGCTAGTTATTTGTTTCAAAATGGTTCTATGATTGGTCTTAATGAAAAGATCTTAGCTAATTATATTGAATGGATTGGTTGTAAAAGAATGAGATCTATTGGATTACCATGTCCTTATGTAGTTCCTCAGGCTAACCCATTACCATGGACTGAAAAGTGGATTGGTGGCGGTAACGTACAAGTTGCTCCCCAAGAAACTGAAATCAGCTCTTATGTAATTGGTGGAGTTAAACAAGATATAGATAGTAATGCATTAAAAGGATTAAGTTTATGATGGTAGAAATATTTGGAAAAGACGAATGTCCATATTGCGATTTTGCGCTTAAGAGAGCTCAAAAGCTTAATATGGATTTTACATATAAAAAGCTAGGAAAGGATTTCACTCGGGAAGAGCTATTTGAGCAATTTCCAACAGCACGTACATTTCCACAAATAAAAGTTGATGGTGTATCTATTGGCGGTTGGGATCAATTTAAAAACATAGGATAACATATGAAGCGATCAGTGGTTAACTGTGAAGTTTGTTATAATAGAAGTATAATTGGGCACCAGGAAGACGAGATAGTTTTATTCTGTCCACATTGTGGTGAAGAACAGGATGAAGCTCTAGAAGAACTAGACTTTAACGACGAGTAATGACATGGCACTATCAAGGTTCAGAATGGCTACCGCCAGAAGACTTCAATCACAAAGACGTTTACGGTTTTGTATATCTGATAACGAATCTAGCAACATCCCAGAAATACGTTGGAAAAAAGTTTTTCTGGAGTCAGAAGACTCTGGGAATAACCAAGACAAGAAAACGCCGAAAGAAGACTCTAGTTGAATCTGATTGGCAGAAGTACTGGGGTTCTAATAAGCATCTTCAAGAGCATCATGAAAAGATAGGAGATGATGGATTCTATAGAGAGATATTGCACTTCTGTAAGACTAAGGGTGAATGTTCATACATGGAAGCAAAGGAACAGTTTGATAGGGGAGTATTATTAACTGACGAATACTATAATGGTATCATTCAGATTAAGCTAGGTGGTAATGCAGTGAAAAGTTTTTTAAAATAAACCTTTACAAATGCCTAAAAGTATGTTATAATATATCTATTAAATAAGGATAATATATGAGTAAAGTGATAAAGTTTCCAACACATATTCGTCAAGCAGCAATAGACGATGAATATGCTGAAGCGCAAAGCGAGCATGAAGAATACGTTAATGATTGTCAGGAAGCAGCACAAACATGCCTTCTTGTATTAGAAGAAGTTTTGCTAAATGACTATAGTTTGTTTGATGATCTAGATTTTAGAGATGAAGAAATGGCTGAACAACGTGATATGTTTGTTATTATGAACATGGTATCTTCAATGTTAATGCGGTATGGCGGAGCTCGTCATTTTTTACAAGACGATTTCGATAATTTATATGAAAAACTAATGGGTGCAATTGAATGATTTTACTTGACTATAGCCAAATAGCGCTATCTAATATTATAGTACAAAAGCTAAATGATGAAGATATGATAAGACATATGATACTAAACAGTATCCGTATGTATAATAAGAAGTATCGAAAAGAATACGGTCAAATGGTTATTTGTGCTGATGGTTCTGGATACTGGCGTAAAGATTACTTTCCTGAATATAAAGGAATGCGTAAAAAGAATCGTAAAGAGTCAGACCAAGACTGGGGAGAGATCTTTAGAATCTTAAATCTAGTACGTGAAGAGTTAAAAGAAAACTTTCCATACAAAGTAATCCACTTAGATGGATGCGAAGCTGATGATGTTATTGGCACTCTTACTATGAACACTCAAGAGTTTGGTCAACATGAACCAGTGATGATTATCTCATCGGATAAAGACTTTATCCAACTTCACAAATATAACAATGTTAAGCAATATTCTCCAATTCAAAAGAAAATGGTAGTTGATAAGAATCCTAGGACTTATAAGTTTGATCATATTTGTCGTGGTGATAAGGGTGATGGCATTCCTAATATCCTATCTCCGGATAATGCTATTATGGAAAGTATTCGCCAATCTCCAATAACTAAGAAAAAGATTGAGCATTGGGCTGAAAACTCTGATAATCTAAAAGAAATAATGACTCAGGATGAGTATAGAAACTATCAAAGAAACAAAACTCTTATTGATCTTGAAGAGATACCTGATGTCCACCGAGAAAATATTATAAATACATTTATGGAACAAAAGCTTCCAATGAAGATGAAAGTATTAAACTATCTTATTAAAAAACGATGCAATCTATTGATTGAATGTGTAGAGGAATTTTACAATGGCTAAACCAGCAACAAAACCACTTATTAGCGAAGTGTTAAAAACCGCTAACAAACTAGGAACTAAAGGCAAGAGAGTTGCTTACCTTCAAGAACAAGACTGTACAGCTCTTAGGGATATATTACGTATCAACTTCGATGAAGCAGTCTCGTTATCATTACCAGATGGTGAACCACCATTTAAGAAGTTCGATGTTTCTGGCGAAAAGTTACCAAAACAACTTAGATTTGAATATCCTAAGTTTAGAAATTTTGTACAAGCCGCAACACCAAAGCTTAATCAATTTAAAAGAGAAACAATATTTATCGATTTATTAGAATCAATTCACCCGGACGACGCTGTGTTATTCTGTGAAGCCAAAGATAAAAATATCAAACTCAAATATGTCACTAAGGCTATGATTAAAGGCGCGTTTCCAAACTTAATCAAAAAATAGGAGAATCATACTACAAAAAAATCTATATCATGATAGTCAATTCAATTAACTTAACCCGGAGATTGCTTATGAGTTATATTCAAATTGAACGCCTTAAGAAGGATCGAAACGAGGCATTATACTATCAACGTAAATTAATGAAGAAAGGAAAGGATGTGTTAGCGTACAAGATGGAGAAGAAAATCGCGCATTTAAATCATTTCCTAGATGATATGGAGGCAATTAGCAAGGCGCATTGATTATTCCCCTCAGTGAAAAAATGTAAAATTAGTTTCACTGAGGGGTTTACATTTGCTAAGAAGTATGATATAATATACCTATATTAAATAATAGAAGACTCGTTATGAATATATTTGTTTTAGATGATGATCCAGTGATAGCAGCACAGTCACAATGTGACAAACATGTAGTAAAAATGATTGTTGAATCAGCTCAAATGTTATCAACAGTTCATAGAATGATAGATGGCGTTATGGAACGTAGACCATCTAAATCTGGTTCTATGCTACAATACTTTAAACTTGCCGATGAAAGAGAAGATATTCTATATAAGGCATGTCATTTTAATCACCCATCAACTATTTGGACTCGCGAAGGCTGTTGTAATTATACTTGGCATTACGAGCATTTTATTGCACTATGCGATGAGTATACATATAGGTATGGGAAAATTCATTCGACAGATACTAAGTTGAGAGAAGCTCTTAAAAAGCTACCTGTTAATATAAAACAAGGTAAAACTCCATATAAGCTAGCTATGGGATCTAATCCAGAATGCGTTGTTACTGAGTTAGGTGGAACAAACGCGGTACAATCCTATAGAAATTTTTATCAAACAAAACAAGAAAAGTTTAACATGTGTTGGACTAATCGTAAACAACCGGAGTGGTTTAATGCCATTATATGATTTTAGAGATTTAACTTCTGGCGAAGTATATACAAAAATGATGTCTATTGCTGACATGCAAGAATACGTTAAAGATAAAAACATTCAACAGGTACTTTCAGCTCCAAAGATTATTGGAGAAACCGGTGGATCTGTTTTAAACAAAGCAGGCGAAGGATGGAAAGAAGTCCAATCAAGAATTCAAAGTGGAATGCCACCAGCTGATAGAGGGAATATCAATACAAAATGAATAAAAAACCATTACGTTTAAAACTAGAGCATTTAGTAAAGCTTGATCCATTAACTCAGAATCAAAAACTAGCATTCGAATCTTTTGCTAGTGGTAATCATCTATGCTTAGATGGTTCAGCTGGTACTGGTAAGACTTTCATATCTCTATATCTCGCATTAGAAGCTGTGTTTAATAAAGAATATGAAAAGGTTATTATTGTACGTTCTGCAGTTCCCACAAGAGACATGGGATTTCTTCCTGGAACTCAAGAAGAAAAAGAAGACGCTTACACAGCTCCATATAAAGCAATTGTTAATGATCTATTCGAAGATCAAGAAGCTTGGGGTAAAGTAATTGCTACTAACAGCGTTGAGTTTCTCACAACATCGTTTATTCGTGGTATTACTCTTAAAAATGCAATTGTTATTATTGATGAATCTCAAAACTGTACCTATCACGAACTTTGCTCAGTTATAACAAGACTCGGCGAAGATTGTAGATTTATAATGGCTGGTGATTACTATCAATCAGACTTTACTCGTAAGGGTGATCAAAATGGTATTAGTTATTTCATCAATATCATTAAAAATATGCGTGCATTTGATCATATTGAATTCAAGTGGGAAGACATTGTAAGATCTGGCTTTGTAAGGGATTTCATTATGACTAAAGAAATGATTGAACGAGGGGAATTAGATTAAGCTTATAACTAAATGATCTAAGAAATAGTAAAATAAATGTTTACACAATCCCAAAACTATGATATAATATACCTATATTAAATGATAAAGAAAGGAACTACATTATGAGTAGATGGCGACATGAAGATAAAAATGAATCACGAGATTACGATGCAGAAGCTCGAAATCTAATTAAACCTTTATCGCACTTTAAACTCTATGAACTATATGGCATAGTACATAAAGAGAAGCTAAAGTCCAATAAGCCTGAGCGCGATTTGGAATTAGCTGCAGTTCATCGAGCTATCGAAAATACTTCTGGTATTGATCCCTATAAACTAAATTTTACCATTAATGGCTATAAGTCAGAAATGGCTCAAACGGGCAGGCCTCAAGATGGCTCTAGACGTCCATGGCGCAAACAAGTATGAATAAAGGAAACTTCGAACATGAACCAATTGATCTTGGCTACAAAGATTTGGTCGCAAAGACTACTGATGCTGGGCGAAAATACGCTGCTCCTAATGGGATTAAGTATCCTTCTATTACTACAGTACTTTCTATACTAAGTGAAGATCACATCAGGGAATGGAGAGCAAGAGTAGGAGCCGAAGAAGCTAATAAAATCGGCCGCAGGGCTTCTACTCGTGGTACAGCAGTACATTCTGTATTAGAAAGATATGTAGATAATGAAGAAGACTATTTTAAAGATGCTAATCTTATTGTAAAGTCTAACTTTATGGAAGTAAAAGAAATCTTAGATAGTCGACTAACCAAGGTCTATGCCCAAGAGGCTGCTTTATACTCAGAACATCTAGGTGTTGCTGGTAGAGTAGATTGCGTTGGAGTCTTTGATGGTAAAAATTCTATTATTGATTATAAGACTTCAGCTAAGACTAAGAAAAAAGACTGGTGTGAAGGTTACTTCATACAAGAAACTGCATATGCTATTATGTGGGAAGAACGGACAGGGATGCCAATTACGCAATTAGTTACTTTAATTGCCGGTGATGAGGGTGCTCAAGTCTTTATTGAACATCGTGACAACTGGTCTAAAAAGTTAATAGAAACTATTGCCGAATATAGAAGACGCAAACTATTCGGACATAAATAATGAAAAATTTAATTAAAAATGCCATGCAAACTCCTGACGGCACGATCTTAGAATCGACACATCGTCACGATTATAAGACACATACTGATGCCAATGGTAAGACTTATATGGTCGATGGAGGGTTAGAGTATGTTCGTCGTAGCGCGCATGGTGATGAAGTAGATTTATGCCTCTATGATGACGCTCCACATATTATTCAAGCGTCTGTTCTAAAGTGGGGAACGTATGGCATCAATGGTGATCAACCACTTAAACATGTAACTATTGCTGAAATGGATACTGATCATATTGAGGCAGTACTAAAACTTAATGTAAACCCCACGCATAAAGCATGCATGATTGAGGAGTTAATACGAAGATGACTATGCCAAACGAAAGATTCTATGCTATTAGAAATACTCGTGAGTTCCTAGTAGAATTAATGGACCCTAAGAAAACTCCTAGAGTGCCTAAGGAAATACGGCTTAAAGCGTATTATGCTATTAAACATTTCCCAGGTGAGTATCATATGGAAGAAGCACGAAAACTAGCACCAGAAATATTTGGTGATTGGAATGCTGGTATTAAAAGCGATAGTTGGTTGGAGGATTAATGAGGATTTCTAAAAGCTTAGAAGTGATAGCAAAGCAACAGATATCAATTTGCTGCGAAACTCTATGTGAACGAGCTCCAGTTGAAGAATATATTAACTGGCTTGAATGCGAAATTAAAGACTTACGTAAATACATTGAAGCGCTTGAAGAGGCTGTACAATGAGTGAATATACGCCAGACAACTGGGTAGTACTAAAGATCAAAGAAGGCAAAGGCACATTCCCTTTCTACAAAGTTCTCGCAGGATGGAGCGGTGGTTATCTACATGGTGATGCTTGGCGAATGAACAGTGGTATCACGGGTGTAGAAAAACAGGCATATCTGTATGGATTCTACGGTAGTTCTGGTTCTGTATATTGGTGCCATCAAGGAGGTTATCGCTTGACAATGGCCATTGGAGGTATCTACAACCAACTGAAAGAGAACGAGAAATTCAAAGGTCAAATTCAAATGATGCCCGAAGATACAGATTGGAGTACATTAATTAATGCCAACGTATAACTATAAGTGCAAACAATGTGATCATGGGTTTGAAATTATACAGCGTATGAGTGATGACCCACTTGTTAATTGTCCAGAATGTAAAAAGGATGAACTTAAAAAGGTTATGGTTCCTAGTACTACTGGTGGGTTTCAATTAAAAGGTAAAGGCTGGTTTAAGAGCGGCGGTTACTAATAACATATAATTTAAAGGAGAAGATAAATGAGAAATTTTAGGCAAGATATGATAAAAACATCTATGGCATATATGCAAGCTCAAGCAGCAAAGCATCAAATGAATGCAGACATTATTTTGAGCAATCAAGTATCAGTTGGAGAGCATTCAGATCAAATGGAAACTCTTGAAAAAGAGCTTGGTTTAATGGCTGAGTATGTTGATAAGTACAATATGTTAGAAAAATATTTTCAATATAGGTGAAATAAACGTTTACAACGCACTAAAAGTATGATATAATATACCTATAAATTGATAAGGACTTATGAAAGAAATGAAAGAAAATATAATATTAGTTGATTGCGATGGCGTCTTATGTGACTGGGAGTATTCATTTACTCAATGGATGAACCACAAAGGATTCCCTACGATTGATGATCAACAATATAACGTTGGTAAAAGATTTGGAATATCCAAAGAGTATGGTCATGACCTAGTAGCTGAGTTTAATGATTCAGCAGCCATTGGTTTCTTACCACCATTAAGAGATGCTGTTTATTACATGAAACGACTTAATATGTTACATGGTTATAGATTCCATTGCGTTACATCTTTAAGTATAAATAAATATGCACAAAGACTTAGAACACAAAACCTTGAGTTGTTATTTGGTAAAGGTATGTTTGACGATTATGTCTATCTAGCATGTGGTGCTGATAAGACTGAAGCTTTGGCTAAATACGAAGGAACTGAATGTTGGTGGATCGAAGATAAACCAGAAAATGCTGAAGTTGGAGCATCATTTGGACTTAATCCAATACTCGTAGCGCACGATCATAACGCTTATTATGAAGGTGATATACCACGTTATTGGAAATGGAAAGAAATATATAAGCATATTACAGGAGAAATCTAATGCCAATCAAATTTAAAGATAGCGTTAAGAATCAAAAAACTGGCATGGTACAAAACTATTACATGCAATCAACTTCAATTGATGAGTTGAAAGAAGCTTTAGATAATAATAATACACAACCAAAAAAGAAGCAGAAGATTCGTAATGAATTAACTAAGCGTGGTTATGTCTAAGTGGTGGAGAATCTGGGCTAAGAGTCTAGGAGAAAAGGTTGGTGAAACTGATAGACAAGCAAATACTGTAGCAGGTATTAGAACAGTTTGGTGGCTTACGCATATGATAACTTGCTTAGCCATTATAACTAATGCAATAGCAAATCATGGTTGGGGTCTAATTGGCTTGTGAAGATAAATATAAATGTTGAAATAGATACCAATGATGAACGTGACTGCGATCAAATTGAAGAACTTATAAATTTACTAACTGATTTAAAAAAGAAGATAGAATATTATGAAGATTAACTTTAAAAATACTTGGAGACCATTACCAAGTTGTGTTACTATTAAACAAAGCGAGATCGACGGCCTTGGTTTGTTTGCAGTTAAAGATATTCCTGCTAATACAAATCTTGGACTAATGCGATTAAAATATAATGGTGAGTGGATAAGAACTGCATTAGGGTCATTTCCTAATCACTCTGAGACATCTTCTTGTATTAACGTCTGTTATAAAAATCTATATGGCGATGAGGAATTCTATCTAATAACAGCTAAAGATTTAGTAGCAGGCGATGAGTTAACTTTGACTTATCAAATGCCAGAGTATCATCAAACCGATTAATTAATTACTCGTTAGCCTTTTTACTTGTATAAATAACAGTAAAGGAGAACAAATGAGTGATTTATTAGATTTTGATTTCGGATTTACAGCCGTTGATGAAAACGAGCTTGAAGCCGTACAATCAGTCAAATCAGAAGCTTCCGAAGCTTCAGCTACTGTACATGAGTTAGAAGCTAAATTAAACAAGCTTTATAATTCTATACTTCCTTTGTTGACAAATTTAAAAATGAATCCTGAAAAGGAGTATATCTTATGGCCCAATAGAGTTGCTAAGATAGAACAGTTTGAAGATTTAATTACGGAGATTATTAA